CCGTAATCTACGTTAGTTAGGAAACAACCATATAGGTTAGCAGTTTCAAGTACGTTTACTCCTGCTGGGTTGTTACCGTTACCACCGTCTAGTACTTCAATTTTTGTTGTGAATTTGTAGTCAATACCTGATCTTGCTGATGCTTGTTCTACAAAGTCGAATTGTTTCTGTACTTGTTGACCAACTAGTTTCTGAACTTCTCCACTAGCGTCATCACGTAAGTTAAGTGATACAGTTTCAAATGTATACTTACCTGCCAAGTATACACGTGAGTTGTATACTTCTAAAGGCATTTCTTCAAAACCAACTTTTGGTCTACTTACGTCAACAACTTGTTTTGTTAATTCAGTAGCAGCACTTACTCCAAAACCTAAAAGTGTCACCCTAAAGCGATACTTTAGTTTAGGCATCAAGAGCACTTGGTTGCCTGAATCTGTTGGTACTCCAAAGTTATTAAGTGATGTAATAGGCATAATTAAATTTCTCCTGTGTTCTTGACACGCAACGGAATGTAAATGAATTCAACTGCCTTAACAGGTTCAATAGCAATGTCTACATAAAGTTCATTTCTATCAATCCTTGCTGGTGTGTTGTTAGTTTCATCACATACTACTGCAAAGTCGTATAATGCTCTTAGACCTACTAACTCGAGAAGTAAACTTTCTACTGCTTGTTTAATCTCATCTCTAGTGATCTTATCGTTCGGTTCAAATATGTATGGACGAGCCAACTTATTCAATTGACTACGTAGATACACAACTAAACGTGACACATTGATTCTATCAAGTGCGGAAGCATTTCTTCCTCTTGTTTTTTGACCGTAGTTAACAAGTCCAACACCGTTGAAGAATGTAATAGGATTAATCTTAAGATCATATAATGTATCTCTTTGTCCTTCATTCAATGCAACTGTTTGGAACTCGCCTGTTTCAGCCTCAATGTAACCAACTGCTGTAGCATTTGAAATACCGCCTCGTCTTGTACCTGCTGGAGCAAACCAAGGAAAACTAACTTGATCACTTAGTGCAATAGTTCTTAACATCATATGTGATGCTGGAACAACTGCATTTGCTCCACCTAAGTCAGTTGTAAATCCATTTGGATAAAACGCTGCTAGGTATTCGTCATATGTTACAATTCCATCATCGCTGTTATCAACAACTAAGTTTGCATTTGAACCATAGTTAGTTAATGATGTAGCATCTGCTGGAAGTCTTAATGGTGTGTCACCGATAACAAACGCTGTTAAACCTCTATCAATGTTAAGGTTAACAAGGTTGCTCATTACTTCTGTATAACCAGGAGCAGCAATAATGTTGAAGTTTCTACGCTCTTCATCTCTTACTTGATCACTTGTATCAACAGCAGATTTAAGTGCTTGTACAACAACCATACGCTGTGCCTTTCTACCAAATGAACCTGAACCGTCTTCTTGGTTACCAGACTCAGTAGTCCATCTGTCTGTAGCATAACCGCTCATTGACTCATCACCATAACGTGTGTTATCTTCTGTTGTATCAATGTAGTTGTTATTATACTTCTTGACGTTACCACCGCTTCTACGTAGGTTCCATAGTAGCATACCTTTTGGATACAATGCAGGATCTGGAGCATCTGGATCTAAGTAATCACTTGTTAATAGATCTTTAATAGTTGCCGCAGTGTTACCTGTTGCACCGCTTAGACCGTATCTTGCATCTGCAAATAATACGCCGTCTTCAGTAGTTTGATCTGTTTTATCAATCTGTACCCACTCTAGCAAATCACCGCTCCAACGATAAATTGTTGGGAAGTTTTCTAGGTCGGCAGTTGAGATCCAAAGATCGCCATCTACAAGTGGTGTACCATCGCTTTGACCAGTAGTAGCACTTGGCTCACTAGCACTTACGATAGGACCATTTGGTGAAGCATTTGGATAACCATATGTTGTATCTTGGTAACCTACCCAGTCAGTACCATTATGTAGCATAATATCTACATCGCTAAATTCTGGATTGTACCAAAGTTGTCCGTCTGCTGGCTCATTCTCTGGATTGTCTGCACTTGCATAGTGATCACTAGCAGCCAATGGTTGCCAGTTACTTGCAATATAATCTTCTTCTGCGCCTGATGGTGCAGTAAAGAAGTTAGCAGTTCCTAAGTTTGTGTTAATGCTATATGGTGTAAACACATTACCAACTGGTGTGCCTGTACCATCTGTAATTCTAAAGTCACCGCCTAGTTTGTGTGAAATTAAAATTTCATTATCATCACTAACACTTGCTTCAATGTTTGTAAATCCTGCACTGTTAATAGCATTAGCCATTAGTTCTGCATCATTAGCAGTATTAGCAGCAGTAAACGAAACTTCAACACCGCTTTCTAGTGCAATTTGACCTTTTACAGATTCAGCAATTGTAAATGTGTTGCTTCCTGCTGTAAATGAACTTGCGTCAATCTCTGCTGATTGAATAGTTGTACTGCCTGTTGCAGAACGTCTCATTACTCTAAATGTTGCAGTTTCCGGAGTTGTATCAAATCCACCGTTTTCATTGCTGTTTGATTGTACAAACAATGAATCTACAGCAATGTTAACACCGCCGCCTGCTCTATCTAATTTGTAAAGTGCATCATTTCCGTTAGAATAAATTGGTGCATCTACTGCTTCCCAACTTGTAGTTCCTGCTGACCACTTATATGCTCTCCATCTAGCACCATTGTTAGGTTCTGTAGTTTTAATCCATACAGAGCCTGTTGGGCGTGGTTGAGAATCTGCTGTTTTCCATTCTGGAACAGAAGTATGTGGTGTTTGCTGTATAATTGGTCCGTAGTATGTGCCTTTGTCAATGCCAAGATCATCAAAGTCAACGTTTGGTGAAGTATTGCCATCGTCAATAATAATTGCGTTAGCAAGAGCACTATCACCTACTGCATCATCTAATGTTGCATCACTGTAAAGATATAATTTACCACTTACGTTTCTAGCAACAATACCTTGTGTTTCAGTAATCTTGCCATTAATAGCACTTACTAGATCATCTAGTGTTCCAGTAATTTCAAAGTCTGTGCCGTTAATTGTAAAGTGACCTGAAGTAGCAGCCATTGTGCCGCCTTGTACAGTTGGATGACTAGCAGTCCAATCATTACTACCTACAAGCACCCAAGTTCCAGCAGTTACAGTTGAACCGTTACCTGCTGATTTGTAGTAAATTCTTGCTGTCTCTTTACTTGCTGTAAATGTACCACTGCCGTCTACAGTTTCAAATACGACTGCGTAATCTCCGATAGAACCAACTGAACCTTTTGGTACACCGTTATCAATTTTTGACGCATCGTCGTCTGTTAATACAATTGGTGTTTTGTTAGCAAACTTTTGTCCGCCTGTTGTAGTAACTGCTGCGCCGTTCCATTCTTGGACTCCCCAAGCAGTTCCTCTAGTGTCAATCCACCAAGTGCCATCATCCGGATTCGCTCCCGGAGCCGATGCTGATCCTTCTAGTTGAGCAAGATCTACGTCTGCTCTCATAATAAATGCAGCATTGGATACACCTAGTAAACTGTAGGCTGCTAATAAACCGTATTCGTTTAATTCACTTCCGTGAATTGGTGTGTTACTTGCTGTCTTTTCAAAGTTTGGTACTCCGAAAAGATCTACTAATTCTTTCTGCGAAGTTACTTTAAATGCTGATAAAGCATTCGCTTTCGTTGTTGCTGTAGCCGTTCCTGTGCCAGCAGCATTTGATTTATCTTGTGCAGACGCTACTACAATTAATGGAGTTGTGCCTGGTTCAGCAGGGGTATAAAAACTCTCATCAATTACTGTAACTTCTACACCGGGTGATTGTAGTGCCATTCCAATTTCTCCTGGTAATGTAAATTCAAATCATTACTAATGTTTTGTTATTGTATTTAGTGGAAATATCAAAAAACACCCTTATTAGGTAGTATTAAAAGGGGTTGAAAAGGTGTAAATATGTGT